GGCCGCCCAGCTCCGCGCAGTCTTTGGCGTGGTGCCCGGCGAGCTTAAGCCGGCGCGGAAAGATGCAAGCCAGGTACTGGACCAGGCGTGGGAGCTGGCCACAGACATCACCACGTTTGCCCAAAAGTACATGCGCCACTTCATGGTGGACCAGCAGACGGGCGCGGTCATCTCTCCGGCCGAGTTCCACCGCGAACTCTACCAGATCCTCCTGACGGAGCAGTTGGCCGCGATCGCCGCTCCCCGCGAACACGCCAAATCCACCTGCGTATCGGTGATCTTCGTTCTCTACTGCATTTGCTACAAGCTGCGCAAATTCATCGTGCTCATCAGCGATACACAGCCCCAGGCCGCGCTGCAGCTCGCGGCCGTGAAAGAGGAGATGGAGTCGAACGCCGAGCTGCGGGCCGACTTCGGCAACCTGGTGGGCGACAAGAAGTGGGATGTGAACGACTGCCGGACGACGACGGGCGTCACCCTGGCCGCGCGCGGCGCCGGGCAGAGCCTGCGCGGGTTGCGCTTCCGGCTGTACCGGCCGGACCTGGTCATCTGCGACGACATGGAAAACGAAGAGGATGTGGATAACCCCGAGACCCGCGAAAAGCTGGAGCGCTGGTTTGTGGGCACCGTCCTCAACCTGGGCAAGAAGTGCCAGGTCTTCGTGATCGGCACCATCCTGCACTACGACGGCCTGCTGGCCAAGCTGCTGGATCCGGAGAAATTCAAGAAGTTCATCAAACGGCGCTACGAGGCGGTTGACCAGGAGTGGCGTCCGGAGACGGTGCTTTGGCCGGCGAAGTGGGACATCGAGAGCCTGCATGAGAAGGAAGAAGTTATCGGCTCGGTGATGTTTAATCAGGAGTTCCGCAACCTGCCCATCTCTGAATCGACACAGGTCTTCAAGGAAGAGTGGATCACGCGCCACGCCTTCCGCCGCGAGGAGCTGGTTGGGAAGGCGACGGTCAAGATCAGCTATAACGACCCGGCCATCAGCCAGAAGTCTACGGCTGACTTCTTTGCCAGCGTCACCATCGACATTGACGCCCAGGGTTTTATCTATGTGACGCGGGCCGAGCAGGACCGGATGCCCTTCACCAAACAGGTGGAGTTCATCCTGCGCCGCGCCGACGAAGAACAGCCGATGGTGATCGGCATCGAGGACCAGGCGTACCAGACGGCGCTGAAGCAGGCAATCGAGGATGCGTCGCGCACGAGCGGCCGCTATCTGAATGTCGTCGGCGTGCCTCACCTGACTGATAAGTTTCTACGCATCTCCACCATGAGCCCGCTGGTGGAGAACGGCACCCTCCGCTTATGCCTGGACGGAACACAGAAGACGCTGATTTCGCAGCTCCTGTTCCTGGGCAAGATCAAGGACGATTTGGCCGACGCGCTGGAAGGCGCTGTGGAGTTGGCCAGGCGTTTCAACTTTCAGGCCGCAATCGCCAGCAGCAACGTGCAGGTGGGCGGACGTGAACAGACTTTTGGCCGCGAGGACGTGCTGGCCGGCAACCGCGGCGGCGGAGACTTTGTGCGCCGCGACAGGAGATCCAGATGGGCTTGATTCCGGGACGAATTAAATCGCTCTTCACGCGCAGGCCTACCTCGGAGCGCAACAGCCTCACCATGCTCAACCTTGACGAGGCGCATCGCTGGGACGCGGCGCGCACGGATGCGGACGAGACCGCCGTGCGCCAGGCCATCGCGAAAACCGGCATGACCAATGTGGCGGAGAGCGATATTCCCATGCTGACCGCAGCGTTCAAGATGCTCGGGACGGGCAAGCTCTCAGAAGATCAGCGACTAGCGGCCGAGGCCGTTGCGCCGCAACTATTCACCTTGACAACGGGTGACGGCGAAGACCCAGGCTTCCGGCGCATTACGTCGCTGGCCACCCTCCGCGATCTGAATCCGCTGATGCATGACCGCATGTTGCAGGTTTGCTACTTCCTCGCGGTCACGACTCCCTTCGGAAAGCGGATCGTGGAGATCCTCACCGATTACACCCTGGGCAAAGGGGTGCGCGTCACTGCCAAGGATCCACGCGTGCAGGAGGTAATAGACGACTTTTGGAACGACGAAATAAACGACATGGACGCCAACTGCGAGGCCTGGTCAGACGAGAAGACAATCTTCGGCGAGTTGTGTATTCCTGTGGCCGTTAATCCTGTCAGTGGCAAAGTGCGCCTGGGCTATATCGACCCCATGAACATTGACACCGTCCAGTTTGCCGAGATGGCTACGGCAGACGGAACGGCCAGCATTAACGTGCCCTATGCGGTAAGGCTGCGGCGCGAGGTGGGCGAGATCCTGCAGAAGCCGATGCTGATCGTCAGGCGCATCGACGATCCGAACGATGAAAACTACGGCCGCTTGAATGGGGAGTGCTTCTACTGGACTCTTAACAAGGTCAAGTCCGCCAGCCGTGGATTCAGTGAACTGTTTGCCCTGGCAGACTGGATAGATCTCTTCGACCAGATGATCTTCGACTTCGGCGACAAGGTCCGCTTTCTGAACTCGTTTGTGTGGCACTACACGCTCCAGGGCGCCGACGGCAAGAAGGTTGCCGATTTTAAAGACAAGCTCACCAAGGATCCGCCGAAGCAGGGCGGTGTCCAGGTGACCAACGAGCAAGTGAAGATTGAGGCACAGACGCCGGACTTCAAAGGCCAGGACATGGCCGGCGGCAGCTCCATGGTCAAGAAGTACGGCCTCGGCGGCGCGGGCATTCCTCCAACCCTGATGGGCGATGGCGACGACGCGAACCGGGCCTCGGCGCTGGAGATGAACGCGCCTTTCACGAAGAAAATTCAGAAGCGGCAGAATTTGCTCTCGCGCTGCATCAAGGCTGTTCTGAACTTCGTGCTCGATTGCGCGCAGCGCGCCGGCGTGCTTCCGGAAAACATCGACCTCAGCTTCACGATCGAGTTCCCGGAGATTGCCGTTAAGGATCTCGAAAAAGGCGCGCAAACTTTGGTGGGTGCCGCTACAGCTCTGCAGACAGGGCAGGATCAAGGATGGGTCACCACACAGACGGCGGCCCGCGCCTTTCACACGTTGCTCTCGGAGATCGGCGTGCAGATCGACGACAGCCAAGAAGAATACCAGGCAGCGCAAGCCGAGAAGGCGGACCGCGCTGCAAAGGCTCAGGATCTGTTCTTTCCGCAGTCGGCCCTGGGCGCGGCCTTGAAGGCGTTGAAGACGCCGGCGCCGAACGCGGCCGAGGAAGCCGGCAAAGGTCCAGATGACGATCTGCTGGATGCGGACGAAGCAAGGACGAGGGTGAACTGATGGCTGAAACGCGCAGTTCAACCGATGTCCTGATTCAAGCGCTGGAGGAATTCGGCAAGAGTGAAGCAAAAGCTGTCGTTGTCATTTTCACGGATGAAGCAAACGAAATCGTGATCATGTCGAACGCATCGAGATCGCAAGGGATTGGGCTCTGCGAATACGGCAAGCAAAGTATCATTCACCGGATTTTTAAGGACTGAAGTTTATGGCTGACTCCCGCGCACAGGCTTACGCTCAGCAGCTCGACTTGCTCACGAAGCAGGCGGAGGCGCTCACGCCAGAGGCGCGGCTGCGCATCCTGAAGCTGCTGGACCAGGCCAACCGCGAGATCCTGGTCGACGTGGCGCGCAGCCAGCCGTCGAGCTATAACGCCGCCCGGCTGCAGGCACTGAAGGCGCAGATCGATCGCGTGATGGCGGAGTTTGCCAGCCAGGCCGGCAGTCAGGTCAGCGAACTGGAGCAGAAAGCTTTTCTGCAGACAGCCGCGCAGATTGACGCCACGGTGGCGGCGGGCACAGGCACGCTGATGGTGCAGCCGGTTGTGGACCGCGCCCTGTTGCAGGTTGTGCAAGGCTATACGGCTGACCTCATCTCGGGACTCTCGCGCGACGCGAGCGCGAAGATCAACGCAGCGGTCCAGCGCGCAGCATTGGGTGGGCTCAATCTGGAGCAGCTCGTCGCGCAAATAGGTTCGACGCTTGAAGGGGGAACCTTTAGCGGATTGTTCAGCCAGGTGGGCGAGCGGTCTATGTCAATAGCCCTTAACGAAATCAGGCGCCTGCAGTCGGTGGTTTCCATGGCCCGGATAAATGATCTGGCCCCTCATCATCCTGGCTTAGGTAAAGGATGGCGGCATATTCCAGTGGCAAGAGTGCCGCGCATTTCCCATATTCTCGCCAATGGCCAAGTACGCAAGCCTGACGAGCCCTTTCTTGTGGGCGGCGAAGAGCTGCAATTTCCGCGCGACCCCAACGGTTCGGCGGAAAACACAATCGGTTGTTCTTGTCTTCTCTACCCGGCGCTCAGTGCCGATCAACTGAAACCCACCGACCAGGAGCGCGACTTACTCAAGAGCTACGGGCTCTCGGTCTCAACCAAAGCAGCGTGAGGTACTTTCCATGGGCAACACTTCGATCGCAACAGCCAACCTGAGTACGGCTTCGGCCGTCACCACGCCCCCTGCGCCAGCGCACCTGCCCGCAGAGGCCAAACAGCAGTGGATCGACACGTACAACAAGGCGTTCGCGCAAGCCCAGAACGACTATCCAGGGAATGCCCGCGCACAGCGCACAGCGGCGCAGAAGGCCGCGAACGCGCTGCTCGCCGTGACCGCGCCGAAGTCGGCCGCGGACATTGACGCGCTGCCGGCCTGGCAGGTGCTGCTCCGCTCCACGCGCACCGTGGGCGATGTACAGACCCGCTTATGCGTGACTGCGGACGGCCACAAGTACAGCTTCCCCGTTGAGTCCGCGCCGCCCGATCCTCCGGCGAAGGACACCAAGAAGACGACGAAGTAGTAGCAGCTATCCCAACTAACCCCGCTGTTGCCGTTGCCTCCAAAAGGGGCAGCGGCAACAGTGAAAATGAGGCTGAAATGAAGCAACCTATTCGATTCATGCTTACAGCGGAAGCGGACGGCGCCGAGCTTTCGCTCGACGAGCAGCAGTCCCGGCTCAATGAGGCTCTGCGCGAGCAGTTCGGCCTGGGCATGGACGGATGCTCGCGCTTCTATCTTTGCGATACCTTCAACGATTACATCATCGCGCGCGGTCCGGAAGCGAAGCTCTACCGCATCCCGTACACCATGAAGGGTGACGAGGTGGACTTCGGCGACGCCCAGGAAGTGACCACGGCATATGTGCCGGTGGCTGAGGCCTGCGAGTTTATCGCGGCAGAGGGCGACGCGCAGCCGCAGTCAGGCAAATACAAGATTGGCGCGCTCAAGGCCGGTTGGGGCAACGGCGCCATCAACGGCACATCTGCGCCTCACTACTATCCGCCGGCGTTTGTGGCGATTGTTGCCGAGGCGCTGAACGGCAAGCCTTTCGGACGCCGGCATCCCGATCAGCGCGGTCCCGATCCAACGGGCGCCACCGATCCGGACCGTATTGCCGGCTGGCTTGAGGGCGGAGCCTTTGACGGCCAGCGCGCGATCGCGACGGTCAACCTCTTCACAGCCGAGGCTGCGCTCCGCTCCAGGCTGGACGAGGCGCGGGAGAAGCGCACGATCAACAACTTTGCCGTCTCCATGCTGGCATCTGTGGGCTACAAGCCTGGCGTGGTCGAAGGCAAACAGTGCCTGGTGGCGGAGGATCTCGGAACGCTGTACTCCGTGGATCTCTGCGCACGGGCCGGAGCCGGCGGCGAGTTTTTGACCGCCGCGAGCTTTGCGGCCAACGATATTTCAGCGGCGCAACTACGCGCCGTCAACGCAGCAACCACCGCGATTGTTCCCAATCGCCCCAACCGCGGCGGCGCTGCCAGCGCTACCGAAGGAGCATTTCCAATGAAGAAGTCCATTCTTCGACTGCTCGAAGCGCTTCGGCAGAAGAATGCGTCGCGCTGCGCCGAGCTGAGCCTGCAATTTGCCAATACCGCGGAGGCCGATTATCCGGTCTTCATGGAAACAGTGACCACCGCCTTGACCGAAGCGCCAGACGCCGCGGCCGCAGCCGCAGTGGTAACCGCTGAAGCCGCCACCGCACAGCTTGCCGAGGCTCACAAGATCCAGAGCCGCAACCGCATTGAGACCTCGCTTGTCGCATCCAAGCTGCCCAAGCCGGCGCAGGATCTGGCGCGGACTCACCTGGAGTCCGCCCTGGTCGCCGAGGCTGACCTGAAGCAGGAGAAAATCGACGCGGAGATCACCAGCGTGCGCGCCGCGTTCGCCGCATTCAACACCGTTGGCCGTATCCATCCGGCGGTGAATGTTGCGCTGGACAGCGCCGACAAGCTGGCCCTGGCCATGGAAGCGGCCGTGGGCGTCAAGGCGTCGATGACCCAAGGCGTCCCGGCATTCCGCGGGCTGCGCGAGGCCTACCAGACGATCACCGGCGACTGGAACCTTGACCGGCTCCGCGGCGGCGGCGGCGGGTTCACCGGCCATGTGCTGGCGTCGGAAGCCGTGCTGACCGGCGACTTCCCCAACATCCTGCTCAACAGCATGACCAAGCGGCTGCTGCAGGACTGGGCGGAGCTGGCGCTCGACGGCCTGTCGAACCTGTACACGAAGGCATCCATCAGCGATTACAAACTGCAGGATCGCGTGCGTGAAGGATACTTCGGCGAACTGCCGATCGTGAACGAAGGCGCGCCGGGATATACGGAGATTGCTCCGCCTACCGACGAGCTGGTGACCTACCAGGTACAGAAGCGCGGCAACCTGCTCTCGATCTCCGAGGAGACGATCCGCAACGACGACCTGGGCGCGATCGCACGCTTCCCCGGCCGCCTGGCGCGGGCCGGCCGCTGGACGCTGAAGAACTACATCACGTCGTTCTTCGCCAACAACCCGAACTACACCGGAGACTCTGTGGCCTGGTTCAACGCCGGGCATTACAACCTGGGCGCCGTGGCTCTCACGCAGGACGCTCTGATCACGGCCGAGGTTGCGCTGTTGACCCAGACCGAGAAGGACTCCGGTGAACCGCTGGGGCTTCCGCTCGACTGGCTCATGGTGCCCCCGGCGCTGGCCGCCACCGCGCGCCAGATCAACCAGACCAACACCGCCGGGTCGAACGCATTCTTCCAGCGTTTCGGCGTGAACAACGAGCGCATCTACGTCAACGAGAAACTGACCGACGCCAACGACTGGTATTACGGGACGAAGCAGGAAAACGCTCCGTTCCTTGAGATCGGTTTCCTCGACGGCATCGAGAACCCGCAGATCTTCCTGGCCAACCAGCCGACGATCGGCACCCAGTTCACGATGGATGAGCTGCAGTACAAGGTCAAGATGGTGTTCAACGGCGCCATCATCGACTTCCGCGGCGTGGGCAAGAACGTCGTAGCCGGCTAGGGCTTAGCCGGCGCGATTGCCTTACGCACCCGCTGCAGGTGAATGCAGCCACGGCTGCCGGGCCGAAGCAATTCGGTCCGGCATTCCAGTAAACAGGAGCGATTCCCATGCAGGACAGTTTCCGCAGAAGCACCATCACTCTCCCGCTGCCCGCGCCGCTGGCGGCAAGCAACGGCCAGGTCACCATCATCTCGCCACGCCCACAGCGCATTGTGAGCGCACAGCTCTGCCTCAGCGACACCGGGGTAGACACACCACACGCCACGGCGTTGGCCACCGCACAGGCCACGCTCACCGCTGACACGGCCGCCGCTGCGATCGCGGATGCGGCGTATACGGCAAACCCTGCCGGCGTAGGCTTGCTGGCGGCAAAGACGGCTGCAGACGCCCTGGTCGTGACTGACCAGGCGGCGGTTGTGGCCGCACAGGCCGCTATCACCTCAACCGTGGCGGTCGTGAACGTGAACGGTACGGCGATTACCAACACGGGCGCGCTTTCAATCAAAGCCGCAGCGGCCGGCAAATCCGTGAGCACAACCATCACCAAGGGGTCCAACCAGTACCCTGGCGGCGCCCGGCTGAACGCCGGCGACGTGGTGACCGTTGACCTGGCCAGCGTGCCGGCGACGACCGTGCCCAAGGCCGGATTTGTGTTGCTGGACATCGTTGAGGTGGACGTCTAACAACAGCCTTCAGCTTCTAGCTTCTAGCTCTCAGCTAGAGGCTAGAGGCTAGGAGCTTGGAGCTGCACCTTTGCCTTTCCCTTACGCCATAGCGGACTTCGCCAACGAGATTCCGAACGTCCTTTCGGATGACGCCAATCGGCTTGGCGGCCCTACCGGGACTATCTTCCCGGCGCTGGTGGCGCGCGCAATCATCCAGCGTTATTCGGCGGATTCGCCGCTGTGGATCGTAAGCGACATCGAGGGGAACAGCACCAACTACATTCCGCTGCCGGTTGCCCCAGGCGAGGGCGACGATCTGCCGGTCTTCGAGCCGAACTTCTCAGTGATCTCACAGATTGAGTTCCCTATCGGCCAGCAGCCGCCGCAGCTCATTCTCGACTCGGACTTCCGCATCTATCGCGCGCCCGGACAGCCGACGAAGATCCTCATCAACTTCGACACTCCGGAGCCGGGTGACTCTCTGCGCTGCACCTGGTCCGCCCGTCACCTGGCCGATGGATCCACGGTGCCGGATAAGGACTTCTACGCGGTGGTTGACTTTGCCGCGAGCCTGGGCGCGGAGCGGCTTGCCAGCTTCTATGTAGGCACGGGCGACTCGACCCTGCAGGCCGACGTGGTGCAGTACCGCTCGAAGTCGGCAGAGATGCTGTCCGTGGCCAAGGCGCTGCGCAAGCGCTATTACAACCATATGGGCATCGAAGAAGGCGCAACCGAAGCTGATACCGGCCCGGCCTTCGCAATCGGCAACCAATATCTGGAGCAAAACTCCGGAGTGGACCGCATGGTCCACAACAAGTATTCGAGGTAACCGATGGCCTGGAGCGCGCAAATCCGCGGAGAAGAGAATCTGGCGCCCGAGATGCGCGCGGCCTACGAGGCCGGCGTGCAAGCGGGCCTGGAGGCTCTGGGCGTGAAAGGCGCGGAGATGGTGCAGGAGAACATCGCCACGCCCTATAACGGTCTTCCGCCTGCGGTCTGCTTCGGCAACCTGGCCAGTTCCGTCGCCTCAGAGTTTGTGCGCGATGCTTCGATGGCAACCGAGATAGTCGGCGTCAGTCCCAATGTTGGCGCAAATGTGTACGCGGCGCCTGTTGAAACCGGCGCGCGCCCGCACTTCCCGCCGGCGTCGGCGCTTGTGCCGTGGGTGCAGAAGAAGTTTGGCATCGACGATGAAAAGCAGGCCCTGGGCGTGGCCTTTGCTATCAGCAAGAAGATGAGCCAGCGGGGCACGCAAGGGCACTTTATGTTTGCCCGCGCGCTGGATTCGCTGGAACCGATGGCCGCGCCGGTGCTTGAACATGAGCTGGCGCTTGCTTTCACGGCGCATGGATTCACGGGGACAATGGCATGAGCGCATCCGCCGCAATCACCGCTGTCTCAAACCTGCTGAAGACTGTTGCGGGTG